TGGTTATTATCATAAACACATTTTGCATTTTGGAAGTTTATCTCATAGAGTTTGTTCTTTTCATACATAAATTCTTTATTTAATATTTTTTCCTCTAAAAGCTTTGTTGGCGGATGTAAAACTGAACTGTGTTGCTTAACCTCCACCGTTGTATAACCTGCAGCCTCTAATTTTCCTGCTGTAGATAAACAGTTATAACGGTCATAACCAATTTGAATGATATTTACATCATATAAATTTTGAAGATCCATAATAAAATCTTCAACAAATGAATAACTAATTGTTTCATCGCCGCAGGCAAAGCAAGAACCTTCACGAATAAATCTGTTGTAATCAGTTCTTTCTTTTTTATTCTTCTCATCTATTCGGCCAGCCGGGATAAAAGCCCAAGACTTAGATAAAATAGTATTATCATCATAAGAAACCATAGAAACCGACACATTATCATTTGTCATTGCCAAGTCTAGGCCAACATACACATCTCTACCTTTCCAATCTATGCTGTCCTCTGTTTTGCAAAGTCTCAATTTATCGATTGGAATATACTCTTCGCCACTATTGGATGGCATAAAGTAGTTCATGTGCTTAGTTAGGAACTCCACTCTTTCAGAAGGCTTCGCTAATGCCTTTTCTCTGTTGTTTCTTATCTCATCATAGTTCTCTTCAATCCTTAATGGGTTAGCCATAAACAGACCTTTATCTTCCCATAAATTCACCTCATCAGAATAGTATAAAAGAGCAAATAATCTATCATCAAATTCAAGTTCCCTGTATATTTTCTTTAAATAATCCAACTCATCGAGCATTATTGATTGGTCTTCTGCGTAAGCTGTTGTTAACTTGAACATTAAAGGATTTTTAACACTTAACTGTCCTGATTTCATGGCGGCAATGTTAGAATTATCCTTAAAAGCTCCCATTTCATCGGCTATAAATGCGGAAGGTCTAATTGAATTATTGGCATTCGCATTTGCAGTTCTTGGCTGATAAAAGCTGTGTGTTAGTTTACACACTGATCTACCGCTTAAAGTCTTAGGAATTTTAAAGTATTTCCCAACGTGTGGACTTGCTGTAAGTATTTGCGTTATGGCTTTTTTAACCTCACCTGCCAAGTCTCTATCGAGGCAAATCGAGTAAAATTCCGAATAATCGGCTTCAGTTAGCATTAATATAATTATAATCAAGGCGCACATGAATGTTTTTGAGTTTTTTCTTGGTATAAATAGTGTTACATCGCGGTATCTGTACTTTTTATTATCTGTTTTGAATCGCCAGCCGAATATATTTGCAATAAAAAAAGCCTGAAAAGGCACTATTCCCTGATATATACTTTTACCGACCACATTTATTCCAGTAGCAAAATTTAGAAGTTTAAATATTCCTTCAACCTTTGTTAAAAACCCTAAATCGAAATAATACGGGTATTCTTCCTTTTCCTGCAGGGCTAAATCCCGCAGAAACCACTGACATTGTTTTTTTACTTCAAATGTTGTGATCTCTTTCCCACTTAAAACATCTTCCGCGTATTTTTTAGCCTTTTCAAACAGCACATTAATCCCCTCTTAGAACCTTGAGAAGTGCATCGTCAACATCACCGGTGCTGTCAGTTCTTAAAGTGGTTATTATTTTTACTAGGGTTGCCACCGTTTGGTTTGCTGCAGTTGATGTTTTGTTGTATTCTGCTACAGCGGGATGTGTGTATATATTTTTTCGGCCCTTTACATATTCCTTAGTAACCAAAGTCCCTTCTTCCTTAATATTCCTTTCTAGACCATTAAGTATTGATATTTGAACCTGATATCTTTTAAAAGTTGTTATGAAAAAGAAGTTTTGTTCAACTCCATGTTGCTCGGCAATTTTTAATATCTCTTGTGCCTGTTGGTTTAAGTCCATTTATCTCACTCCTTTACTTGAAACGGTTATACTCCGTTTTATTATTTTTTTAAGTACGCTTCTCTCTCTGTCCATCCCATAACGCTGAAATGTCAAGGGTTTCAACCTACTAACACCGCTTTTTGTCCTGTGAGTGCTTCCCATCTATCAATTATTACGTCGCAGTATTTCGGGTCGAGTTCACAGCAATATGCAACTCGTCCATTTTGCTCGCAAGCTATTAAAGTTGTTCCCGAACCCGCAAAGGTATCAAGTACAACATCTTCACATTTTGTATTATTTTGTATTTGATAATCAAAAAGTTTAACTGGCTTCATTGTTGGATGGCTCTCGCTTCTGCTTGGCCTGTCAAAGTTCAATATTGTTGTTTGTTTTCGGTCACTCGTCC